AAGTACATCACCACCAGCGATCGCGGCGAAGCGATCCGTCTGGCCACCTATGGCGAGCTGTTCGGCATCACTCGTCAGGCGATCATCAACGATGACCTCGACCAGCTCAGTACCGTGCCTTACAACATGGGGCTGGCGGCGCGCGGCACGATCGGCGATCTGGTGTATGACGTACTGACCACCGGCCCAAATCTGAGCGACGGCAAGGCGCTGTATCACGCCGATCGCAAAAACCTGCTCAAGGGTGCCACTTCGGCGCTGTCGATCGAGGCGCTGAGCGCGGCTAAGACCGCCATGGCGTTGCAGAAGTCGCCGGCGGCCGAAGGCACCAAGTCGCGGACGTTGAACATCCGCCCGGGCTTTGTGCTGGTGCCGGTGTGCCTGGAAGACAAGGCGAATCAATTGATTCGTTCCGCTTCGGTGCCGGGCGCGCAAAGCAATGCCGGCATCGACAACCCGATCCGCAACTTTGCCGAGGTGATCGCCGAGCCGCGTCTGGACGATGTTTCGGCGATCGAGTGGTATCTGGCCGCCAAACAAGGCACCGACACTATCGAGGTCGCCTATCTGGACGGCGTGGATCAGCCGTATATCGAGCAGACCCAAGGCTTCACCGTTGACGGTGTGGTCAGCAAGGTGCGGATCGATGCCGGCGTGGCCCCGCTCGATTCTCGCGGCCTGAACAAGTCGCTCGGCAAGTAATCGGCCGAATCATCGGAACCCCGCGCTGTGCGGGGTTTTTCATTTCTGCAAAGGAGTAATTGGCATGGCCAAGAATCACGTTGGTACAGGTCAGACTGTGAACTTTACGGCCCCGGTTGCCGGGGCTTTTTCGGGTGTTCCGTTGGTGTTGAATGACATGGTGGTGGTGCCCACTTCCACCGGTGTCAATGGCGCCAAAATGGTCGGCATCACCGACGGCGAATGGCGTCTGCCGGCAGAGGGCGCGCTGTTGCAGGGCCAGAAGGTCAACGTGCTGGCGGGCGTTTTGGTGGCCCCGGCCGTCGCTGATTCAGTGCCGTTCGGCAAGTTGACCTCTGACGTCTCTGGCGGCTTCGCTACTGCGCTGTTGATTCAGTGATGGACGCCGGGCGCTTTCGTGAGCTGGCGGCCCGCATGGACGCCGTGCTGGTCGATCGCTTGGGCGACCCGGCGACGCTGGCCGACGGCCGGCCGATCAAAGGGGCCTTTGCCTCGCCGTTTGTCGGCGCCGAAATTGGTGGCGGCAAGGGCGGGGCGGTGCGCTTGGGTTCGGCGATCAATGCGGACGCGGTGCTGGAGCCGACTCTAACCGTGCGGTTGGTCGACGTGCCTGATATCAAAAAGGGCGACTTTCTTACCATCGATTTGCCGGCCTATTTGGGCGGCGGCCGCTACAAGGTCAGCCGCTTGAAGCCCGACGGTGCCGGCATGGTCGATCTGGTGTTGAGTGTGGGCAATGAGCGAACTGACGACATTACATGAGGCAATGGCCAGCACGATCGCGGCGGCCATGCCTCGGTTCCTGCACGTCGAGCACTTCCCCGAGCTGGGTTCTTTGGTGGAAACGCCGGCACTGCTTTTCGGGCTGACGGACATGACCCTGGGCACCGATCGAGGCGAAGGCAAAACGGCACTGATCGGCCGTTTTCAGTCGTGCATTCTGGTCGACGCGACACGCGATAAGGCCTCGCTGCAGGCGGCTATTTTGGCTTCGCAGATGGTCGCGATTCTGAATTACCAGATGTGGGGTCTGGATTTTGTCACCGCTCCGCCGGATAACATCCACGCCCAGCCCGAGGCGCCGACGCCCGACCTTGAACAGTTCGTTATGTGGTCGGTGCAGTGGACGCAGGCCTTTGAGGTCGGTGAGTTTGAATGGCCTTGGCCGGACGAGCCGCCGGGTTCGCTGTTGTTTGGTTTCAACGACGACAAGAAACCGGAGTTTTTCCCGCCGGAGTCACCGGCATGAGTGCCTACGCGCTGGCCGAGCATGACCGCATGATTGCGGCCATGCTGATGCCCTGCGCGGTGGTGGGGGTTGATCTGCCGGCCGGCACGGTTCGGGTATCAAATGGCGAATGGACCAGCGCCTGGGTGCGCTGGCACAGCCTCGCGGCAGGCAAGGCGCGGAACTGGCGGGCGCCGAGCATGGGCGAGCAGGGGGTATTGCTTAACCCCAGCGGGCAGGCCGGCATGGGAACCTTTATCCCGGGGCTGTACGGCGATGCCGGTGGCCAGCCGGACAACCGCGACCACGTCGAGGTCTGGCGTTTCGATGATGGCGGCTCACTGGTCTACGACTGGCAGGCCAAGAGCTACACCATCACCCTGCCGACCGGGACGGTGACAATCAAGGTTGGCGGTACCGAACTTGTCGTTACGGATAACGCCGTGACGGTGAAGTCTGGGATGGTCGACATTGAGGCCACTGTGAACATCAAAGGCCCGGTCAACATCGACGGCCCGTTACTCGTAACGGGCAATATCGACGCCACAGGGAACATCATGGCGGTCGGCGATAGCGACAACCACCACAAGCATTAATCAACCATCCAGCCCGCCAAGTGCGGGCTTTTTTGTGTCTGGAGGAAACCCATGGCCAAGGCCACTGCAACGCCCGGCGCTGATGCGTCGACGTCGACGGATCTGCGTTTGAAGTTTCGCGACACGGTCTTCACCTCGCGCACCCTGTGCATTCCTGGGACCAAGCGCACGCTCGCCGTGGTCGGCGCCTCGGTCGACGTCTCGGCGTCAGATGAGCAGGCTGTGAAGTTCCTGAAATCCCATCCCGAACTTGAAGCCCAGGAGTAACGCAGATGATCGGAATGGATCGCCAAACAGGCCAGCCCATTACCGGCATCGACAGCGTTATTCAGTCCATCGGCGACATTCTCAGCACCCCGTTGGGCAGTCGCCGAGAGCGGCCCGACTACGGCAGCAAGCTACGCACCTATGTGGACTTGCCGGTTAATGCCGGCTGGATCAGCTCGGTGCAGGCTGAGGCCGCGCGAGCGCTCGGCCGATGGGAGCCGCGCGTGAAGCTCAAGAGCGTGAAGGTGCGGTCTGTGCTGGGCGGGAAAATTGATTTGGTTGTTGCCGGCGAATACCTGGGCGACGACTTTCTGGCCGAGGTGAGCGTATGAGTATCTTGGATCTGTCCGCACTGCCGGCGCCGGACGTGCTGGAGCCGCTGGACTTCGAAGAAACCTACGAAGACAGCCTGAGCATGTTTCGCGCGGGCATGGGCGACAACTGGACGGCCAACCTTGAGTCAGATCCGGTGGTCAAGCTGCTGGAGGTCGGGGCCTATAACAAGCTCGGCAACCGTGCCCGGGTCAACGATGGGGCCAAGGCGCTGCTGCTGGCCTACGCGACCGGCACTGACCTCGATCAGCTTGGCGGCAACGTCAATCTGCCGCGCCTGGTGATTCAGGCCGAGGACCTGACGGCCACGCCGCCAGTGCCTGAAGTCCTAGAAGAACACGACGCGTACCGCGAACGCATCCAACTGGCTTATGAGGGCCTGACCACGGCGGGGCCGCGTAACAGTTACATCCTGCACACGCGCAACGCTTCGGGGTTGGTCGCGGACGCTACGGCCGAAAGCCCGGCGCCGTGCAACGTTACGGTAACGGTGCTGAGTACCGAGGGCAAAGGCGAGGCCAGCGCCGAGCTGCTGGACGAGGTGCGTTTGGCACTGGACGACGAAGACACCCGGCCGGTCGGCGATCGCGTGAAAGTGCAAAGCGCGCAGATCCTTGAGTACCGGATCGACGCCATCCTGCACATGAGCAGCGCCGGCCCGGAGGGTGACGCCAGTCTGACCGAAGCGAAACGCCGTCTTGCCGCGTGGATCAACCCGCGTAAACGGCTGGGGGTTGAGGTGGCGCGCTCGGCTGTGGACGCTCAACTGCACATTGCCGGCGTTTCTCGGGTCGAGTTGGTGGGCTGGCAGGATCTGGCACCTACCAAGGCGCAGGCGGCATGGTGTGTCGGTTACGACGTGACGATGGCGGGGGCGACATGAAAAGCCTGTTGCCGAGCAATAGCACGCCACTGGAGCGGGCAATCGAGGCGGCTTTCTACGATCGGACGATTGTCCCGCTGCGCACGCTGTACAACCCCGACACCTGCCCCGTCGAGCTGCTGCCGCATCTGGCGTGGGCATGGTCGGTCGATCGCTGGGACTACCGGTGGTCTGAGGCGACCAAGCGCGCGGCCATCAAGGCGTCTTTCTACATCCACAAGCACAAGGGCACGATCGGCGCACTGCGCCGCGTGGTCGAGCCGCTGGGCTATCTGATTGAGATTGTCGAGTGGTTCAAGACCGTGCCCGAGGGTGTGCCGGGCACCTTCGCGCTGAAGGTCGGGGTGCTGGATACCGGCATCACCGAAGAGATGTATCAGGAGCTAGAGCGCCTGATTGACGACGCCAAGCCCGTCACGCGGCACCTGACCGGGCTGGCGATTAGCCTGGAAACCCAAGGCAACTTAGATATCGCCGTATCCCTCTACGACGGCGACGAAATCGACGTTTACCCACCCGTCATGCGTGACATCGAGGTCACCGGCAGCTTCGGCGTGGTCGGCCGCGAACACACCATAGACACCCTGGACGTTTATTATGATTGATGCGAACTCGCAGTTTTTCGCGATCCTCACGAACGTGGGGATGGCCAAGCAAGCGAACGCCGACGCGCTCGGCATTCCCTGGCTGATCACGCAAATGGGCGTGGGTGATGCCAATGGCACCGAGCCGATCCCCAGCGCGTCGCAAACCAAACTGATCAACGAGTGGCGTCGCAAGCCGCTCAACCAACTGAAGATCGACCCGGTCAACCCGGCGGTGATCATCGCCGAGCAGATCATTCCGGCCGATGAAGGCGGTAAGTGGATCCGCGAAATAGGCCTCTACGATGCGGACGGCGATCTGGTGGCTGTGGCCAACTGTGCGCCAAGCTTCAAGCCGCTGCTGTCGCAAGGCTCGGGGCGCACGCAGATCGTGCGGATGAACTTCATTGTCACCAGCACGGGCAACATTCAGCTCAAGATTGACCCAGCGGTAGTCTTGGCGACTCGCGAGTACGTCGATGCGAAGATTCTGGAAGAGTTGTACAAACTCGACAGCAAGCAGTCGGTGCGGGTTGCGACCACGGCCAACATTGCGTTGACGGGGCTTCAGTCCATTGATGGCGTGGCGCTGGCTGCTGGTGATCGGGTGTTGGTAAAAAACCAGAACGCCGCCAAGGACAATGGCATTTGGGTTGCAGCGGCGGCCGGCTGGTCGCGTGCGGTAGATGCTGACTCAAGTACAGAGGTGACGTCGGCGTTGCTGGTGTCGGTTGAGCAGGGTGCTATGTTGGCCGACACCCGTTGGCAATTGATCACTGACGGGGTGATTGTGCTGGGCACTACGGCGTTGACGTTCCAGAACGTGACGCAAGGCTTCGCGCCGATCAACTCGCCGGCGCTGATCAATCCGACGGCCAATACCCCAGCGCAGTTTGATGCCAGCCAAAAGCTCGCTACGACTGAGTTTGCGCAGAGGTCGCAGGGTAGTTATTCGAGTCAAGTCAACTATGCGGGCGACACGGTTCTAACTGCATCCAGTGTGGGCCAGCTTGTTGGTATTACTGCTGTTGGGACGGTTACCCTGCCCGCCGCTTCTACCGTGCCTGCTGGTTCATTGATTACGGTTATCGGTACTTCCGGCTGCACGGTAAAGGCTAAACCCGGTAGTGGCGACACCCTTTCCAGTGTTTCCGGCCCAGTGGCAACGCTGGTTTTAGTTCCGCAAACCTATGCGGTGTTTCGGCGCCTTGTAACGGGTGACGGATGGAACCTTGATGGCGGCGATGCGGCGTTGAAGTACTCGCCACTGTTCGCTGCCTTGACGTCGGATTTTGGCTGGAAGAAGTCATCGAGCGGCATAGTTATGCA